GGGTTGTAGTTGCGGTAGTTGGGTCAACGTGGAATACAGTCAAACCTTCGTGGACAAGTGTCATTGTTTCAAAAAGCAATGAGTTATCTCCAGCGTTAAGGTCTGTAAATGAAAGCTGGTTAATCCACGCGTTGTGAATCTTGAAGGCCATTTTAGCAGTTGCAACATCTGAAGGGTTTGTGTCGGGATGGTCCATCACATAGATGATGACATCGCAACGGAAATCCTTACCAGTGGTTGAAAGACCGTCTCCAGCTGCTGCCGCAAAAAGACCACGCATCCATTCAATAGCGTTGTCGCTACCAAATAGGGCGCCGTGCTGCATTGCAACTGGCTGGAAGTTAGTCATACCAGGAATCTGGTGCGTAGTGGTGTTGTACCCACCCTCACGATATTGAATGTTTTGGGTTGTAATTGACAAACCAGAGATTGTATTAAAACCTCCAGTAAACCCAAGGATTTTGTCCGTAAATACGGAACCATTGTTTGATGACGTTAGGAACTCTGCTTGGAACCTAAACCCGCGTAACGGGTCGGTAGCATGCGTTGACCAACGCTCTATTTTTTTAGGCATTTTTATTTATCTCCTTAGGCTGTCACAGTAACGGTGGCTCCACCGTCAAACTGACCGATTTTGATTACAACGAATTCAGCTGGACGCTGTAGAGCCACGCCAACTTCGATGATTACTTTACCCTCGTCAATTACGGACAGAGTGTTTAGCTCTCCGTCGCACTTAACAAAGTATGCGCTTGATGGGGTATCCCCACGAAGTCCGCCCTGTGTCCAGAAATCTGATAGGAAAGCTGAGACGGTTGCGTTAAGGCTACGCCATAAAACAGCGTCGTTAGGCTCGAACACTGCATACTGAGTAAGGTCTGTAAGAGCCTTACGAAGGTAAATAAGCGTACGACGAACTGGTACGTAACGGTCTACATAACCAGCCTTAATTGTGCGAGAACCCATAACAACAAAACCAGAACCCGGAATATAACGAATAGGGTTAACTGGAACTGCTGCAGAGTTTAACGCGTCAAGCTCTGCGTTTGTAAGGGGTTCTACTGCAACAACATCTGCTAAACGAGCAGATAGTCCTGCAGGTGCTTTAAAGACTCCTCGAGAAGAGTCTGTTGTAGCAAACAATCCAGCAATTGCTCCGCCAGGATTTGCTAGAACTCTAGCTCCTGATGTTGAAACTGTTGGGTCACCGATAGTAATGTGTGGGTAGTACACCGCGCCAAGAGAGGTTGGTGTGTACGTTAATGAAAGCGCTAGCTGTCCTGCGGCGCTTAGAGGTGTTCTTGAACCAGCAGTATAACCTGGGTCAATAATTACAAACACATCGTCACGTGACTCTGCATAGCTAAGCAAAGAGGCAACATCTGTGTTTACCCAAACTCCAGGGGCGTTTAGCACAAGTGAGTTTAGTACGGTGTCAAATGCAGAAACTGCGGCAACAATATTTGTTGAAGTTGGTGACGTTCCAATTGAGCCACTAACTAGTGGTTGAATTGACACGTTAGACGGTTCTGCAGTTGTTGCTATTGAAGCTGCAACAATGTAGTTTGAGCGAGAGTTGATGAAGTTAATTGCGTAACGAGCATCAGTTGGGGTTGTAAAAGTAACATCTGTAAATGTTTCTACAACAGTTTCAATATCTGGATAAGCAATAACCACGTCTTTACGGGATGAAATAGCAGATGAAACAATTGTTACATATACGCTATTTCCCCATTGACCTGGGTTTTTAGCGGTAAGAGAAACAATTGGAGCTTGACGAGTCCAAGTTGCTGTTGAGGTTGCGCCAGTAGAGGTACTTGCAACCGCAAAGCTAACTCCCGCAGAAATTGCAGTAATTACAGCAGAGACTAGGTTGTAGGCTACTGTTGTAGCTCCCGTAATTGTTACAACATCGCCAACTGCAAGGCCTGTTGTGCTTGATGTAGAAAAGGTCACAGTTCCTGATGAAGCGGCAATTGCTGTAATGCTTCCTGTTGTACTACTTGGCGCTGTGAATGTACGTGTAGCAGAAACTGGTGTTCCAGCAGTTACTCGCTTGATATAGCAGTTTGCGCCGCCGTTATCAAAAAACAATCGAACAGCAGTTGAAAGCATGTTGTTATTAGTTGTTGAATCAACGCCGTCATTTATCTTAGTTGTTGTGTTCCAAGTTCCGTACTTAGAAGCGTAATCGTTCCAAGAGGTAACAAGGGTTGGTGCAATAGGGCCACGGTCAGATGCGCCAATAAACGCAGCGACCGTTGTTGAGTTTGGCCCTACGGATGGAGCTAATGCGTTGAGGGATTCCTCAACATACACTCCAGGACGAAGGTAAGTTGCCATTTGTATATCTCCTTAGGTTGTTTGGGTGTGTGCCGAATGTTAGACAGGTCGTAGGTCAGATGGGATGTGGGTTGTTGTTGGGTTTATATTTACTTGCTGTACAAGCTTTGTTGCCTGTTCAGCATCGTAATGGGTTAGCTCACTCACAACACGTACAATAAAGATGTTGTGAAGTAAGCGCCTTCCCTCCTCAACGGAGTCTCTTTTCAGAAACTCGTCAAGAAACATATGGCGATAGGTGGTTTCAACACCTGAGTCACTAAGAATTCCAAGCTTTCCGTACTTGCTTGGTAAACGTCGTTGAATTAATTGGGTCATAAGTGCCCTGTCATGACGCGGATGACGGGCAAAAGTACTAATTTGATAAACTAAATCGTAAGTCATTGGGTATTCGTAGCTGTACACACTAGTGTTATTTCCCACTACCGTACCTGCGTTGTCCCTGTCGTATATGATGCCTGACATTTGACGCTCTGGAGCAAGGCGAATATCCATCAAGTCAATAGTTATAAACGGAAACTTTTGTTCTCTGAGCTCTACGTCAGGAGTTCCAAACCATACCTGTACTGCGCGAGGAGTAGATGTTCCTCCCGCTTTTTCGTCGGTGACGGTAAGCCCACTTAGTAAAGCCTTAAGCGCGGCATCTTCAGCAAGAATAAAACTCATCCTGGTAACCCCCTAGCTAGCATAAAGTCAACTGTAAGGTCAGATAGTGCACCAGAAATCTCATTGTCAATCATTGCTTCTGTTTGTTTAATAAAATGAGATGGGGATTTGCCCAAGGTTCCGTACTCTAAGTCTTGTACCTGTTTATCAAGGTCTGTAGGCCACACAACTTCAATGTACTCAGGAGTTACGTTAAGGGTTACCTTGTCACGAACATTAGAGGGCCACCCAGAAAGTGGGAGCATTGCGTCAAACTTTTTACGCACAATAGGTTCTGCTCTAACTACAGCAGCTTTGAAGTCTAACGGGCTAGCCATATTAGCGGCCCCTGATAAAACGCGACGCAAGAATTGCGTTAGCGGCGTCTAAAAACCCCTTAATATTGCTATCTACTTTATTGGATGCCCCAGGGATGTTTTGCACAATAACAGTATAAAACTGATTGGCCTGGGCCTTATCAACCTTATGAGGGCTGAGAGGTTGGAAATTAGACATACTAATTCTCCTTAAAATAAACGCAGAACTACTGGCAAAGGTGGAGCTTTAATTCCCGCATGGAATCTCCTCAATGATAAAGCAAAAGGCCCCCTTTCGGGGGCCTAAGCTCTACTTCTTTTTAATCTTTTTAGCTAGTTTAGAGTCGTTCTTCTTGTCTTCGTTTTCAAACTTTTTCTTCTGAGCGGGGGTCATGCCTTTGGTCCACTTTTTGTCGTCGTGCGCCATTACATACCCTTCTTTCGTACCATAGAAGACTTCTTAGCCTTTGAAAGCGCAGATTTCTTAGCAAACTTCTTGTTTGCCGCTTGAATTGTTTTCATGCCGTGCTTGTTCTTTGGGGCTCCACAGCCGCAGGTGGCACACATTACTTCTTCTTCTTTCGTAGGGCGGCAAAGTCAGAGCCTTCTAGTTTGCCGTCTTTATCTGCATCAAGCTTCTTCTGCTTTGGAGACATCTTCTTTGCAGTCTTTTTTGCAGTCTTCTTGCAGCCGCCGTTACAGCCTGCCTTTGAACAACCGCATCCACAACCTTTGCACATTATTTTTTACTCGCTTTCGTTGGTTTAGAGACCTTCTTTTTTCCAGAGCCTGCGGGGACGCAGTTTGGAACCTTTTTGCCACCCTTCATTTTCATACCTACTTGTACGTAGCCATCCCAACAAGGGTTTGCATCCTTTGCCATTAGTACTCCTATGCTTGTGCGTATGCTAAAAATTGAGCGTCATTAACCAGCTCGTCTGGCATTAACTGTAGTAAGTCTAGCGAAATAATTGTATGGCGTTCGGCTATCTGACCCTGCTGTTGGGTACGAACTGGCCTGTAGACCTGGTCTTGCCAAACAAGGCGGTACTTGTTGGCTATGTCTAGGTTGGTCTTAACCTCTCCTCTGGCATTAAACAGGGTTGGGCTAGCTGCCCTCAGGTCATCAATGTTTAGGACAATCTTTAAAGAATCGGCGTTGTAGAAACCGCGGTCATTTACAGCAGATGTTCCTTGGCTTATCTTTGCGCTAATAATCTTAAGAGTAACTGGACCAGTCCAGACACGACCAGCACCTAGAGGCTCTACATCATAAATAGGGTCTTTGACAGAAGCCGCAGCGTTATAGGCCCACCATTGTCCAGTAGTACCCTTAGGGTTAGTTGAGTCGGCGGTTATGCCATCGGCAATTTCGTTTAGCTCAAAATCTGTGCTAAATCTTCCACCCGGGGTATATGCTCTCATTTTTCTATTATAGGGCTAAATTTAGTAGATTCATCACCAAAAACAAAGGTAGTTATTGAATACCTTTCTCCCCCTAAAACTGGAAATACTTGATGCTTAAGGTTGGCATTGTGAATAACCATGCTCCCTGGCCTTGGAGTAAC